GCTATTTGTGTTATTAAGCCCTCTATGAGGTGCATAGGTATGTCGTCGCCTTCGTTGTGGATACCGAAAGCTACGGGAATATAGATAGTATTTTCGTCATACCAGTAACCTATAGCTATACCAGTGTTGTCTCCACGTATAGATGTGTCTATATGGACGGCTAGTGTCCTATCAACGGGTAACGCCGATAGTATAGGTTCTAGTATAGTATCCATTTGCATAATACTTACCAAGTCGTTAGTGACTCGTGGGAGGTTCATAACTGTGCTAACCATTTCGCGTGTGAAAAGTGAGTTTGGAGGTCTTACACTAACACCAGCTAACGATATCAATGCCTCGTAAATATTAGTGTTAAACTCTTTCTCAAACTCTTTAGGCACCTCTATAATACGTTCAGGTTCGTACTTGCTTAATTCCTCAGTTGTCACATCTTCCTTATCACCTATTATCTTAGGCTCTCCTAAAATACCGCCTGTATAGACCCAAATAGCACCTTTCTTGAAGAACAGCCCTGTATGTGCTTTGGCTTCCCACTGCGACATACGAACTGTATAAAAGTCCTCAGCTCTATGACCTAAAAAATCTACAACACTACCCTCGTAAGATGCAGAAGTGTCTATAATAATATTACCCAAATAGTCCTTAGCGGCTAAAAATCTGGATTTGAAACGATTATAAGCTTGCTCTAATTTAAACCTTATGACTCCCTCGTTGACAAAGTTAGCTTCCGAAAAAACATAAAAAATCACATCACCACCTATGGAAGAATTGCTCTTAGAACCATCAGCTTGAAAATCTATCGGAATTGGCTTCAAATCTTTTTCTAATCTTAGCTCTCTAAGCTCTTGAAATAAATCATGATTCTCAAATATTTCCTTAACATACTCTAAAAACTCAATACGAGATTTTTCTATCTTTACATGGAAGAAAACAAATTGAATAGGCTTTGTTATGAATAAGTTAAATGCTTTCAAATCTTTTAGACAGAGTATCTTATGAGCAGTGTATAACGCTGCGATTTTTGAAACAGTAGACTTACCAGTCCCGATAGCACCAGTTAGAAGGATATAATTATGAGCCGTGTGTATCGGGTCGGGGAAAAGTTCGTGTAAGTGTCTCATCCATGCCGGATAGATAGAACCTTCTAAACCCAGACGAGCTACAAACTCGTCTATTGTAAGTGGCATGTTAAAGAAACCAGCTCTCTTGGCCTCTTCAACTAGTGCTGTGTCAAAAAGCATACCCACTCTGCTCTAACGATGTAACAAACGCTTTGATATGATGTACGATGTCCCTTCTAATAAATATAGTGCTCCCCTCACGATAATGAGGTATACTATATAACTTAATAACTGCATCTATTTTATGAACAGGTATACTTAACATTCTAGATGCCTCGTAATTAGTGATATACTTAGGTTCTGGTTGTATGATGTCCATATTAGAAAGTGAATGCGGGTACTACGTTCAAGAGAGTTTTGTCGTGATGTTCGTAACCAAAAGTTAACGTTACTGTTTCTCTTGCTCCAGAAGGCTCCGTCGGAGTATCGTAGTTATAATCGTAGCTCATAAACAATAATGTGTAAAAATCGATTCTCTTGACAGGCTTACGACTAGAATTGAGAAAATAAACTTGAAAAACTGGTATCATAACATCTTCCTTTCTAAGCTGGAACTTATACCTATTGGCACCACCTGCACTCATAAAGGATAATGCCATAGCGTAAATAGTCTGATCTTCAAAGTCAATCAGCTCCCACGTTACAGTCCCATCACTTTCATAACCACCATACTGCTTTATATGAATACCACGAATATTAACATCGACATTACCAACTAAATCCTTTTTGACTTCTAAGGAAAGTGTTTTCATTCTATGCTTTATAACATCTAGACCGGGCCAATATACAGCCCTCGGTTTTACAGGGATGTCAATGTCCCACATGTGCTGCCATAAGAACTCTTTGCCTCCGCCAGAAAGCTTAGGATACTCAACGAAACCTAAATAGCCCTGTGTAGCCCCAAGCTGTACGAAATCAACAAAGTTGGCCATGAATAAATATACCAACTACTGCTATATTTTATCATACGGACATGTTTCGACAAATTCACAATTATGAAGGAGATTATAGACCTGTATAATCTTTGTGTTAATCTATTTGACTATGCGGACTGCTCAACCTTTTGCAGTTGAGCTTCCTGCTTCGTCGCAGGATGGCTTTTTAGGTAGCCCGTTGAGGCTACGGTCATCCACCAGAGCCTGCTCCGCAGGCTTGACTTCGGGTCGTCCTAACCCTATAGGCTTGGTTTTCGCCTAAACAAAATACTATCGAAATATGCCAAATTACATTAGATTAGCGTATTAATTATCCATTTCGATAAGCTCACGACTATGAAAAAAATTATAGAGCTGTACAATCTATGTACCAATTTGTTTGATTGTTTGGATCAGGGTAAGGGACGATATTATATGATGTCTTTTGCCGGCCACATCGACGATGTCGTGCGCCTATACTACAATTGGTCGGCAAAAAACGTTGCTCAACTATGGGTCAAAAGTGCCCTAAATACCTATAATAACGATACACTTAAAAAATTCGGCATTCTATTAAACGAGGCCATAAACGGAGACTGTAGTAAAAGCGACCCGATTCTACAAAACATACTATTCCAAATCAATAAAACATGCAATCAGTCTGATTGACTATGGACTAAACTATCTATTACTAGTTTAACAAGCCTATCATCTATTACATCCTCTTTTTTATCTGTCCTCATGTTTTGTAACATATTATACCTCTCTCTTTCATCTATCACATCTACTATATAGGCTAACGCTAGCCTAAGTGACGGAGTAGTTAGCGCTTCTAGTAGCTTGCTTATACACAAACTTTCTTTATTATCCAGAGGTTTTTGCTTAATTGCTTCGTAAATACTTTTGTTATATAAGTATCTTATATCACTATCTTTTATGCTACTAATTACTTTCTTAATCCACTGCTTATATTGCGCTTCTGAATCAATAGACTTATACTGTCTAGTATATATATGTGTAGTTATTAGCTGTTTTTTATGTTTTACTGTCTCTTTGTCATAAATACCAGCTTTTATAGCTTCATCTACATCCTTATAAGGCGTATTAAGGAGCAAGTATACGATTTTGTTTTGCAGTATAAAGTATCGTGCTGCTTTCAGAGAAGCTCTA